GCCCTTGTCGGTCAAGAGCCTTTGACTGAGCAAAAAGTTTTTAACGGAAAGTACGTCCAGACTGTTTGTGCCTCAATTCAATACGGTTCATCAACTCGAAACCAGATTCTTTCGCGATGAATTTTATGATTGAAATGACATAAGCAGCTTTCTTTTCCACTTTTTCATCACGCGCGATAGATTTCAGCGCGGCGTATGCGGTAGGATCGACGTAGCCCTCCGCATTTCGTTTCATATCGTACTCAGCCATCGGATCATCCTCAAAACTTCTTACCGTGTTTGTAAGGTCGTGTAGCGTTGTATTCCATCTTCTCCCGGATCACTGCTTCGAGATCGATTTCCATATATCCGCACAGATCCGCGATTCTGATAACCGCGTCAGCCAGTTCCATAGCGTATCCTTCGGGCTTCTTCGCGCAAGCGGTAGGGGCCGTAGCGACGTAACCGCCGCCGCTGTAATATACAGCCGGGGTAGGCTCACCGGGGCGAATACGGTTTCCTGCCCGAACTTCTTCCAGAGCCTCGGACAGTTCGGAGTGAATTAGGGCGATAGACGTACCAAACTCAGGTGGTTCGTCCCAAAAGCCGTGCTTGACGGCGTTACCGTGGGCCTCCTGAACCAGTTCGGTCACGGTCAAGGGTTTATTATTTTCCATTTTGCATATTCTCCTTTTCCCAAGCCTCTACGTCCACGCCGTACTTCTTGAGCTGTTTTCTACATAGCCAGATGCCGTTATCGTCGTCGTCCAACTCGTAATACTGCCGCAGCTCCTCGTGAGATGCAGCGAACTCCTCGAAAAATCGGCGCAACCGCTTTTTCCCAAAACCGAACTTTCGATGCAGTACCCATAAAACCGCAGCGTCCATGTCGAAGTAGTACCCCATATCTTTTTCAAGGATTTGGGCGTTGATTTCCTTGTTCATGGCCTTACGTTGTGGCCCGGTCAGCTTGTATTCAGATTCTTCTTTTTGGCGCTGTGCGCGCTGTCTTGCACCTTTACCCATGATATTTCTTCCTGTAGCGCTCGATCTTCCGTCGGGTTTCAATATCGTCTGCCGGGATCTCTCTACCGCCGCAGGAAATACAACCACACTTAACGGGTTCGTGGGTGTCGGATGCTTTTTCGTCTGCCTGAGGCTCCTTCACGTCCTCGAAAGTCGTGATTTCGCCATTCAGCTTTTCAACAGCGATCATCTTTGATTGCCCTCCTTATTCGTTTATCTACGTCGAAAAATGTCTCAGTGCGGTTCCAACGTTCGGTCGTTTTATCCGGCTGCCCTTGCAGTAGACGTAATGACAACCACAGTTCGGGGTGATGTTCGCACAGATGCCTCAGCTCGTCGTCCTTCGCGTTGGGGCAAAAGAAACACCCCCCCCCGCTCCGTAAACTCGTAAACCGGGGATAGCAGGCCCCAATCTTTACAGAGTTGTTTTGCATCTTCCTCTGTCAACCCATACTTGTCTAAGAGGGAGATTTTTTGCACGCCGTCGAGCCGCATAAGCCGATCTTGTTCGTCCGTCGCGATGCCCAAGTATTGTACCGTGTCTTTGTCAATACTCCGTTTCCATCTCTCAATGGGTCGTACTTTCAAATCACGTTGGACATAACACCGGCCACAAAGCGGCCAAGCCCAAATTTTACCCGTGTGCGGGCCGCTGCCCACACGATGGTTGAAGCGCTCAATGAAATGCTTTCCGGGAGCGCGCAACACCGTTACTTTTATCCCCCAAGATTCAAAAGTCGGTATTGCGACATTATGGATGAACTCTGCGTGTTCCGGCACTTCTGCGGAAGTGCGCTCGTCAAACATAACCTCGCAATACACAACTTCGTCCAGTGGTTCATTATGTATTTTCGCAAGGATCACCGTGGCAACACTGTCTTTGCCAAATGAGCAACTTGCGACGTACCTCATTATCTGCCTCGCGCAGCCATGTTCGCGACAACGTGGGCCGGGACGCTGGGCAGTTTCAGATCCGTCGCTGCGTCCTGTGTAGCTATCTCGCCCGCGCAAGCTGCATACCCAGCCAGATCCACAAAGCTGTCCGGGGTGTCGCCGGTAGCAATACGAGCCACTTTCAGCAGGGCCATCATCATAGCCACGTCCTTGGGCGTAATAGCGTTTGCGCCCATGACCGTCTGCAACTGAGGGTGGGCAGCTCTCAGATAAACGCCCCACAGCAGACCGATGGTGCTGAAATTATCCTCCGGCTTGCCGTAATCCTGTTCACGCTGACCGCAAACACACTTCTTTGCGGTATCCAGAATTTCAGGTCTGTTCATAACTGTTTCTCCTTAAATCGCGTCTGCATCCTGCCACGCTTTATAGATTTTTGCGCCCATGCGGGCAAACCAGTCGACCATGGTTTCGTTTAAGGCCCAAGCGTCGGTCGCGCCGGAACACTCGTGCAAACCGCACTCTGTTAAAAACGCGTGTACGATCTCGTGGCGCTTCACTTTGCGTACATAGTTGTCCATGTCGCCAAGGGTTCCTGTGATTTCGCGCTCCACGACAATTTCGCGGGTCGTCCAATCGCAATAGCCGTCGCACTCTTTTAATCGGGGATCATCTGCCTCTGAGCGTTCAATGACCGACCATTCAGAATCCAAAATACGGATTTTCATTCGGTTCTCCTCATACGATCACGCTCACCAGCAGCAGGACAAACAGAGCAAACGCCACAACTGCGTACAGCTTTTTGTTCTGGTAGTCCTTCTCTCCGACACAGCCAAGCGTGAGGATAACACCCAGCACGGCGAACATGATCGAAATAAGCATCTTAGCCATTGTCTACCTCACTTTCTCCGGGAGCGTCTTGCTCCAAACCGTAGGTTTCATAAAGTTCCTGTTTGGCTTCGGCCAGAACTGTGTCCACGATCCGTCTCACGCGAACGCCACGGTTGCCGCCAAACCATTTCTTTTTGAACTCAGCTTTTTTCTTGAGCCAAGTTTCTTTGCAGGTGTCGCCGGATCTGTACCAGTCGTAGTCGTGGATCAGGTTCAGAACGTCCCACACCAACTCGGAGATCTCACGATCCTCAAAAGCGTTGCGCGGGCGGTCGTCCCAACCGAAGATTTCTGACTTTAACTGGCTGTCCAGATACTCGAAGTGACCGCCGCTCATGCGCCCACCTCAGGGAAGATGTCGTCGAACAGGACAGGGATCTTTTCGCGGGTCGCTCTCAGCAGTTGTGTAGCTACCTCGCGGATCTGCGGGTGCGCGGCCTCGGAGCAACGCAGCTTAAAGAAGTGTCGCCACTCGCGGATGTTGGCGGTCATAACGACCTCAGTTTTCAGGCTGTTGGGGAGAACCGCGCGGGCCTGCTGCGGGGTGTAACCCTCGTTCAACAGATCGAAATACGCGACCTCAGCACGCTCGCAAGCGCCTTTCCACATACGGTAGCCTGCCGTACCTTCGGCAAAGAACAGCGGCTCAATGACCGTAATTTCGCCGCCGAACTCACCCTTGCTGTAGTTGCAATAGCGGGTGCTTTCCTGACAATAGGCTGCCAGACGGTGACGCACGATCTCGTGAGAAACGCCGCGGTCGACGATGAACTTAACTGTGAAGCTGCAATGCTCCAACACGGCCTCATGCCCGCGCTTAATAAGACCACGACAGAACGCTTCTGCGCTGCCGTCTTTGATCTTGCCCTCGGATTTGTAACAAACTCTGCCGCACTGTTCAATGCGGGACAGGATCACTTCGCCGTTGATAGGCGTGATAAACTCGAAACCGGGTTTAATGATTTTCATTTGTGCTTACCTTCCTTTCCGATATGGAGCCGTCTGCCCTCTGCTTTGGCGGCGTAAATGGTTTCCAACTGCCGCTCGGTGATTCCTAAATGGGCCGCAAGCGTGCTGTTGTCCACATCCTCAAGCAGATCTTCGTCACAGCAGTCACAGGGAATGAAATCGCGCTTTCTCGTCTGTGCAATAGCCTGACAGCCGCAATTCGGACAATCGAAGCTGTCGAAGATCTCAGGCTCGTCAGTAGAAGAAAATGCGGCGGCAACGCCGGTCTTGGTAAGATTGCGGGAGATGTAGTGTCTCTCCCGAATTGCGGGAAACTCAGTTCCGCATACAGTACATTTCATGGTAAAGACCTCCGTGTTTTAGATGTCCTCGCTCAGTACGCGCATAAGAGATTCACTCTTTTCGGGGTCGTGCTGATCCGGGGCTTCGTCTTTCGCCCAGTCGTAAACCTCACCGCCCTGCTGAGGCGCAAGGTGCTTTGCTTCGGGTTCGACTTTGCGCATCCAACGGCAAAAGTCAGCAGCCCAGTGGACGTAGCCATAAAGCACGAACGCCCCAGTTAAAACAGCAAAGGCGGGAACGCACAGGACGTAAAAACAGCAGTCAATGACTGCCAACATTGCGGCAACCAAAACGGTAACGATAATCGATTTTCCTTTTTTCATTTTTCGCGTGTCCTTTCTTAATCCTTCTTAAAGAAGTCTCCGACCCAACCGTCGGCGTTGAGGGGCAAGCCCTGCGCCCACGGAATAGGAGCGGCCATAATAGATTTAACTTTCTCCAACATGGTTTCGTCGTCAGCAAATCGCTTTACGTCGATCACCACTTCGTCGTGAACATGGAACACGATAGGAAAGCCGTTGCGTTCCAGATTCTCGATAGCTTCGGCCAAGCAATCGCGCGCGATTGCCTGAACACAGTTCTCCACCAGCTTACCACCGTAGGTTTCAATGGGTTTCCACTTTTTAGAGGTCTGGTCAACGCCCATGTAAGAGATGGACGGTGCGCCCCACCGATTTTCTGTGAGCTGCGGATTGATGTAATAGAGTTTGCGCCCAGAAGGTAGCCGGATCGAAAGCACCGGCGTTCCCTGCATGATGTCATACTCACGAGCCAAGGTTAAGCAACGCACCTGCCGGGAGCCGCCATAAGAGATAACCTCAAGCGCCGCGTTCTCCATGTCGTACCAAAGATCCCGGATACGGCTGCTTGCGTTTCGCCAGTTGTTTACGATCTCCTGCACTTCGTCGTCAGACATATCATCCAGCGCATGGGAAACGTCCATACGACGCATAGCTCCTACGCCGCCCTGATAACCCAGTGCCAGTTCAGCAACCTTACCGCGCTGTCGCAGAGCGTAGTTGGGATGTCCTTTGACAATGGTTTCTACAGGGACGTTATAAATCATGGCTGCGGACGCTTCGTAGATCTTGCCGGTGGTGTTGAACACGTCCAGTCGCCACTTCTCGTCGGCGAGCCATGCAATCACGCGAGCTTCGATTGCCGAAAAGTCCGCGTCAATCAGCACATTGCCCGGTGTAGCGGTCAACGCCGTTCGGATCAACTGCGACAGGGTATCGGATACATTTCCGTAGACCATGCGCAGATGCTCCTTTTTGTGCTGCTTCACAAAATTGCGAGCCATGTCCAAATGACCTATGTACGTCCGGGGGAGGTTCTGCACCTGCACCAGACGGCCCGCCCATCTGCCGGTACGGTTTGCTCCGTAGAACTGCAACAACCCGCGTACCCGGCCATCGGAACACACGCAAGATTCGATAGCGTCGTACTTTTTTGTAGAAGTCTTGCCAAGCTCCTGCCGGATTTCCAACATTCGTTGTACTGCCTCACTGTGGCCTCCGACAGCCAACAGATCCGTTACCGTTTCTTTCCGCAGGTTTTCCACGGAAACGCCGTCGGCGGTTTCGGTGTTCAGCCAGCCCATAAGCTGCTTAACACTGTTGGGGTTGTCCAACCCTGAAATGCTGATAGCTTCGTCGGTCAGTTCCTTAGAAACAACATCGCCCACATAAAGCGCGCCGCGCGTAAATTCCATATCTACGGCAACGCCGCGCGTGTTGATGCGCAGATCCGTTTCCCACTGTCGCTGCACAAAATCGGGAACCGGGAAAGCGGACAGCCGCTTTGCAATTTCCATCTCTGTAACAACGTCCTGCGCATTGTAGTCCTTGAAAAGCTGCCACTTGTCAGGATCGTGGTGCGGGAGGTTTCGGGTTCGGCCTCCGTTCGCTTTGGTCGCCTTACATGGGACGCAGAAATATCGGATCAGCGCCTTGCCGGTGTTCAACTTCTGCTTGTCCTCTGGCAAGCCCAGCGCGCGGCCCGTAGCATCGAGGCCCGCAGTATATCCGGCATACAGGCCGTGCAACATCGTGTCGCGCCACTGCTCCGGGTGCATGGGGCCGTAGACCTTGCTCAGACAGCCAAATTCAAACGCCGCATTGTAAGCCGACTTGATGTATTCCGGGTCATGTAAAGCGGATGTGAGCCAATCAGGGACGGTTTCGCCGCTTGCCACGTCGATCACATTGACAGGGCCTCCGTCAAGTGAATAAGCAAACAGCAGTATTTCAAAATCATCGCTGTCGACGTAACGAAACGCGCCAGCTTTCGCAATGGGAATACTGGAATACGTTTCAAGGTCGATACTCAGTCTGTGCATATTTTAGCCTCCAAAGAACATCCGGGCAGGCATTGCTTCTCGTGTAGCTTTGCCTGCCCGGATCTCGATTACATGGGCAGACCAGTCAGGGGGTTAATCTGAGGCTGCGCGTCATTCTGAGCGAACTGAGCGAACTCGTTCGCAGTAGGCTTAACCGCGCCGCCCAGAGATTCGCCGTCGCGGGTTTTCATAACGCCGTCCAGACTGCAACCGATACCCTTCTTACCGGCAGTGTTGTAGCCGAAGAAATGTACGGTGCAACGGGCGTACATACCGCTGTAGCTGTCCTGAGGGGCCAGCTCGACGTTGGGATTGGAG